GTTCGGTTTCGCTCCGAACATTTCGCCGGTTTCGGTGTTGAAGTCGCCCAGCTCTATTAAGCTGATGTCCTCGATTTCCTGCAGTTTGGACTCGTTTGCTTTCCATTTTGCCGTGCGGATTGCCTGCGCCCTGTTCTGCTGCAGGAAAGGACTGCTGTAGCCATTTGTGATTGCATCGTGAAAACTGTAGAATTTCAGTGTCATTTTTTAGCCTCTCCAACGTGCTTTTTTTGTTCTTACGTCTATGTGTGTGAAAGTTGAATAACTTCCGATGCCGTATTTATCCGGGTATTTGTCTTTCAGATACTTTTGTATCCATCTTGCCGGAATACCAGATACTTTGATGTCAGCTGCCGTGCCCTTTGTGTGTTGTGAGTTTTTTACACCGCCGATTTTTGTATTGTATTCTGGTGTCCGGTATCCAGAGGTTACAATCACAGGTTTGTTGAAATGTGCGCGTATATCTTCCAAAACGTCTATAAGTTCTCTGTCCACAATTACCTTGTCACATTGGAAGTCTTTTTGTGCAAATTCTCTTACTTTGAAGTGTTCACTTATTTGGTGGGTGCTCTGATGTATAAAGCTGTATTCTTCACGTGGCATCTTACTCTTCCTTTTCAGATTCTTCCTCATCCTTCACAATTGCGTGGTAAATCTTATCCAACATTGCGAGGATTTTCATAAAAATATTCATGCTTTCATTAAAGTCCATTTGTTCACCTCCTTTCATTGTTCCGTTTGGAACATTACAGCCGGATGCCGCCCCGGCTTACCTTCGGTCGGACGTTGATGTTTTTTGTCCGTTTTGCGGTCTGCGTAAATTTCCGCTGGTCTCCACGGCCTGCGCCGCTACGATGTGCCATTGTGTTACCTCCTTTCTGTGTTCTGGTTTTATTGTATTGTCAGTGTGTGCAAAAGTCAAGGTTTTTCGTTGAAAAATTTTGACGTTGCGCACACTTGCCCGCTGCAGGCGCTTTGCTTTATTGGTTATAGGGTCTCTTTCGGCTCTCTCCACTTTTGTTTTTGCTTGTCTTTTTCTTTTTGTATCTCTAGGTATGTTGAGTATGGAACACTGGTTTTTTGCTCTAAGTTTACAAGGTTAAGCACTGCGTTTCTTCGTCTTTTGGCTCTTACCGCTCTCAGCTCGTCAGAATGTGCCTTGAAATAGCTTTCAGCGTCTTTGTTGGTATCCTTATCAAGAAGCTTATCAAAGTATCTTGGCGGTCTTTTCTGCCGCCCTCCTGCGCATGTGATGTTGTCGGTTTCTAGTATTTTGTTTATGTGCTCTTTTAGGTACTCTTCTCCGATGCCTTTTGACATGATTCTAAACTCTGGTTCACGGCCTTGCATCCAGTATTTTGCGCTCTGTTCTGCGCCGATTGCTTTCTTATTGACGTACTGTGCCACGTATGCATAGGATCCTGGTGCTGCTGGTGAAAAGTCTACAAAGCCTTTTCCCCATATGTTTGTGAGCCATTCGCTTTTAAAGTATGCGTTGCCTTTCTGGTTTTTGTACCATACTCCATCCTCTGGTTTTAGTCCAAAAAAAATACCGTGGTAGTGTGGCCTTTTTGTTCTGTCTCCGTATTCTCCTGCTATGAAGTATTTTATCGGCTTCTTGTATGCTTTTCTGAGACGTTTTAAAAATAGTTGTACGTCTCTTTTGCTTACTGTCTGTGATTGGATGCTTTGATTGCCTTTTATGATTTCGCCGTATGGTATGTGTTCTTCATCGTAGGTCATTGTAACGAATATTACTTCTTTCCATTTTTGTGCCTCTAGTTCTATTCTCGTTGCCCATTGGTCCGCTATCTGTTTTCGGCAGTATTCACATTTTCCGCATGGCAGCAATGCGAGGTTTCCTTTTTTTACGCCGTCCATGATGTCTTGTTCTAGGTTCTGTTTCTTTAGGTAGTTTAGACTTCCCCACATGGTTGGTTTTTTCGTGTTCATCTGGAAAACATTTGGATTTGTACATGGCATAGGTTTGGCGCAAGCTTACTTGTCTATCTTGCGCCAGTTGACACCTCTCTTTCGTTTTTGATTTAAATTGCGTGCGCGTGCGCGCAATACATTGTGCGGAAGGGCTTTTATTTTGCTTTATTTGCTCTATATATTACTTGTTGTAGGAGTAGTAGTAGGGGCTGTTGAAACTGTTGAAAAGTCTATTTTTAGCGTTGATACGCATATTTATCACCTTCTTTTTTGTTGAATGTTTTGTTGAAAACTTGTTGAATTGTTGAAAACTTTTTAACGGCCAATTTTTTTTGTGTTTCTCTTTGTTGAAAACCTGTTGAAACTGTTGAAACTGTTGAAAACTTAATCTCCTCTATACGCGCCCATTATCTGGTTTGGATTGATTGATGTGTATGGTGTGATGTTTTTCCCGCCTTTTTCCCAGCTGTCTTTGAAGGCCGATGCTGCTTTTCTGCCTGCGCCTTTTGCTGATTCAGCTGCTTTTCTGCCTGCGTCTTTTAGTTTGTCTCCTGCGTCTCCCAGATTGTCGAGCAAGTTGTTTGCCGCATAGTTGTAATTACTGACCTGTTTTGCACTTGATTGTGCCAGACTGCTTGCCGCTTCATTAAAGCTCTTTGCAGAATGGTACTGTTTTGCACTGGTGCTCTTCTTTGCCAGTTCTAAGTATCTGTTTGCCAGCTCTGCGGTGTTATTGCCGTATTCATACATTGCTGATACTGCTGCAGCCTGTGCGCTCTGCTGGTTGTAATGCTGTGTTCCGATGCTTGCGCTTGCTCCGCTTGGCGTTGCTGTAGCGCCGTTGTTTGCCGCTAGTATTGGATTGATGCCCGCCGCTATCATGTCCTTTACAGTGTCCTGATATGCTGTGCCGCGCATTTCCTTTGCAAATGCTCTTTCTGCCGCCGCTTCTGCGGAGTTGTACTTTTTTGCGCTTGCTTGGCTTCCTGCGTTCATTAGATTACTGATAATAGAGCTTAAAAAACTCATGCCGTTTGCCATGTTTACGCTGCCCTGATTGTTGTATGTGGTGATGCCTGTTGGTGTTCCAATTTGTGTTGAGCCGATTTGTTGCGGTGCTGTTAGGCTTCCGGTTGTTGTTTCGCTTCCGCTGGATGTTTCCTCTCCGGCTTTCTGGCTGCTTGTTGCACTGCTCTGGTTTGAACTCATTGCTACGCTTGTCAGCAGGCTAAGCCCCTGCATTATGTACGGCATCCATGATAAAAGTGTACCCATTTAAAAATAGCCGGGTCTTTGCCCGGCTTCCTCCTTTCTTAGATTCTTTCGATTCCCGGGATGCTATAGATAGGCATTTCCCGGAACCACGTTTCATTGAACCAGAAATCACATAAGAACTGGTGACTCACTGCGGAGGTTACCGCAATAGTTCTATCAATGTTTTCTCGTCCTTCCTGAATCCACTCCGCCGACAGTGTCGGCAGCTTGTCATAGTCGTCTGCATAGTGCCATGCATCCAAAGATGTCTGATAGTTTGATCTCATTTCTCCGGTTACGTAGGAAGGCTTGTACCGGTAATCCGCCCAAGCTTCCTGATAGCCAAAAATCTGGCTATCTTTTTCGCTTCCGTCTGCGTAGATTTCTCTGTTGTATACTGGCTGTTCACCCAGTGCTGCGAGTCGCGGGTCGTAGTACGTGAATCGACCGCCGCGCGTCCACTTCGTTCCAAGGCCTTGCTGGTAGCTGTGCTCCACTCGTACCACTGCCAGCCCGATGATATAGCCGTACTCCGTTGCTGCATAGTCTGCCATCTGTTTTGAACAGGTTGTCAGGCTGTATGCTGCCGTGTTGCCCAGTGCCTGCCCGGTCGTGGTGTCTGTCTGGCTGGTCTGTACCACCTGATTCACATTGATTGCAATGCGCTGCCCGCCAATGTATTCCGGAATCTGGAGCCGGCTGTCCGGACTTGTTACTCCCCACGTCCCGGAAAGGAATTCTCTGTACCTCGTGCCGTTTCTGGCATCGCTTTCGAAGATGTGCTGCAGCGCTACGGCCTGTCTCAAGTCGTTGATTGTTGCGGATGTGACAGTGCTCAGGTCCGCCATCATTGTGCTGTAATTTATTTCGTTCGTGTTTGTTTGCCCGCCGAACATTACAAGGGATTTTCCATTTTTGTTGTTCTTTTTTGATGCCGCGAGTTTCATATTTGTGTTTATCGGAATGTTTTCGAGGTTTCCGCCTCCGTCTTGGAAAATTCCTCCATTTTCCATGACTTCCGCACTATTTGGCCATACAATCTGTGCGTTTCCTGTCATTGGCAGCGTTACCGGTTCTGCATTTTTCAACGGTGAAGGAAGGCAAGAAGTGAAATAATCGTGGAACTTGCCCGCCCTTGCCGGTTTCATTGCATACAGCGTTGCTTCGTTGGTGTTGGTCGTCTGGTCGATAGCGTTTGCATTTGCCGTCACTGCGCTTGCGTCTGCGGTTGTGCCGCCGTCATCCGTCTTTTTGTATCCCAACATAAGCGGGGCTTCTAGATTTTCATCTCTGAACCACTCATTGTAGATTTTACAGTATGCTCGTGCAGGCAATGCGTTCACTTCTAGCGCGTTCGTTACCTGTGTCGGCAGTCCGAAATAGTCACCAATGGAACCATTTGCAAGGCCGCTTGTGCCGCCGATGGTGCATTTAGGAGTGGAATACTCTGTATCTTCTGCCCAATAATCGGTGTCATTTTCACCGAACATATTTTCAAAGTGGTCCCACAAAAGTCTTGCAGGCACAAAGAAAAAATATGTGTCCATATAGCAGTTATCCATGATAGGATAGATTGGTGTGCTCATACGGATAAGCCCGTTAAGCTGTACTCGTGCCGTGTCACCCGGCAACACTTCATCCATATAGATGGGTACCAGTTCGCCCTCGTTGATGGTCGTCAAAAGCTGATGACCGCGGTCAAATTTTGATCGCGGTCTTTCCATTCGCGGCACTTGCGCGAAATGGCTTTCACTGTTTCGGTTCATTTTGCTTCACCTCCTCCTTTTTTTCTTCCGTCTTCGGCTTTTCTTCCGGCTTCGGTTGTTCGGTCTGCTGTGTCTGTTTCAGCTGTTCCAGCGTTTCCGCTGCCTTCTGTGCTGTTTCGTGCATCGTCACAATGTCTTTAGGCAGGTTTTCCAGTGGCGTGCCCTCGGTGTAGATTGTGCTCTTTGCTTTGATTGAAAAGTCTCCGGCTTCCAGTCTTGCGATTGCGCTTGCAAGGTCGTATCCCTCGCCCGCCTTCTGAATTTTTTCATAGATATTTTCGTCCGGTTGTCGTATGTAGTCCGTTGTGCCGTTCGGTCGCTTTACTGCTTTCCATGTTGGTGCTGTTTCGCTGCCGGTTTTGCTTGTCACTCTTTCGGTTGGTACTCCGTAGTACCGTACCATAACGTTAGGATTTAGCATTGTATGTCTCCTTAAGGTCTACCAGCTTGCATAGCTGGTTCGGTTTCGCTCCGAACATTTCGCCGGTTTCGGTGTTGAAGTCGCCCAGCTCT